TACTGGTGCATAAGCCAGGACTGTAGATAAATGATCTACGTTTGCTTTTACTCTAGCATTTGCATCTGCCTGTGTGACTCCCGCAGACGGATCGGATGCGGAAACATAATCTGATGCTTTGCCTTTGGTATTAATATCGTTAATTACGGTGACGCTATCGGTTGCCGCGCTTAACACTTCTGCTACTGTTTGTGCCATTGTTTTATCCTTCTAAGGTTGTTATGCGAGCAAGTGCTGCATCTAATGCTGTTGAAAGTTCTTGAACTGCTTTAGTCAATATAGAAATCATAGCTGCTGGTGCAACTATTTGCGTTCCATCAGGAGATTCTTTCCAAAGACCAAAACCATCTTTTATATCAGAATATTTATCTAATGCTGTTTTTACTTCTTGTGCTATAAATCCGTGATTGGATTTACCATTCATAACTCTTTCTTCTGAGTCTTTTTTATAATAATTAACAAATGTATTTGGAACATCTTTAGCTTTTTTCCATTTAAAAGTTACAGGTCTTAATTCGTTTATAAAGGATAGTCCTACTTTTTCATCTGCAATTTCTTCTTTTAGTCTTTCATCTGATCCTGTACCAATACTGTTTTCACCAAAAGAAATATTCGAGTAAGTTCCAGATTTACCAAAAGTAAAATTATTATTTCCAGCACTTACTAAATCGTCACCAATTACAGTTTGATAAACACCCCCACTAGCAGAAACATCTGAACCAGTACCTATCATAATATTTTGACTTCCAGTAGTTATTACATCTCCAGCAGCATAACCGAGACAAACATTATCATTTGAGGTAGTAATACTTGATCCAGCACCTTGACCAACTCCTACATTATAACTTCCTGTAGTACACGAATATACAGCATTTATACCAACTGCGGTGTTACTAGCTCCTGTCGTATTAGCTTTAAGTACTGCACCACCTATACCAGTATTATATTGACCTGTAGTAGTAGCCTCTAGCGCTTCAACACCAACTGCTGTATTTAATCCTGCTGTGGTGTTTGCTGCTAAAGCACTTGTACCAACAGCAACATTTTCAGAACCTGTGGTGTTTGCAAATAAAGAAGAGTGACCAACAGCAACATTGTTTGCGCCTGTGGTGTTAGTTCCTAAAGAACCTACACCAAAAGCAGAATTATAACTAGCAGTTGTATTAGCATCTAATGCATTTGCACCCATTGCAGTATTTTCTGTACCTGTTGTGTTTGCTAGTAAAGCACTTGAACCTACTGCTGTATTATTTGAAGCTGTAGTGTTTACTTTTAAAGATTGGTCGCCTATAGCAACATTATCTGTACCTGTAGTACAAGCACTTAAAGCCGCATCACCAAAAGCTGCATTTTGCTCACCAGTGGTAATAGCATCACCTGTAAATGCACCCATCAATACATTGTAAGAACCTGTTGTTATGGCTCCTCCTGTATCATTTCCTATTGCTATATTTCTTGTACCTGTAGTATTTACTGCTAAAGCACTATGACCAACGGCTGTATTATTATTTGCTGTAGTGTTTGCTGATAAAGCATTATATCCAAGAGCAGTGTTGTAATTACCAGTAGTAGCATTTGTAAATGATACTGCACCATAAGCAACATTCTGTGTTCCAGTAGTTATAGCGTCACCAGAAAGATTACCCATTAATGTATTGTAACCGCCTGTTGTTATAGCTGCTCCAGCAGAATTACCTACTGCGGTGTTACCTGTACCTGTGGTGTTTGCTGTTAAAGCACTACCACCAATTGCTGTATTATTAGCTCCAGTAGTACAAGCTGTTAAAGCTACGCTTCCTACTGCAACATTAAAAGCAGAGCCAGAACCAACATTAAAAGTTTTTAGAGCTTCATAACCTACTGCTACGTTGTTTTCTGAATGAGTATTAGTTGATAAAGTATTATGTCCAAGCGCAGTATTACCATCACCTGTTACATTTGCATCACCTGATAACGCACCGATATAAACATTTCTGTTTCCTGTTGTAAGAGACAACGCAGCATCAGTACCTATAGCTATGTTGTAGGTATTTCCAGTATCTCCGTTTTGTGCAGTTAAGGCACGATAGCCTATTGCAATAGAGTCACTTCTAGTATCTTCTGCATCTAAAGCCTGATAGCCAATAGCAACATTATTATCACCCGTAGTTATTGCTGTACCCGCTTCATCGCCTACGCAGACATTATAATTACCACCGCTTGCAATGCTGTTACCTGCGTTGACACCCGCTATGAAGTTTGATGTTCCAGAGGTTGAGCTTTTAATTTCGGTAAAAGTAACTGCCCCCATATTAACGGCTGTACCTGATGCACCAAATATCGCATCTATAGTGTCAAGATCAGTATTAAGTTTTGTTCCCCAGGTATCGGTACTTGCCCCCACTTCTGGTTTGGTTAAACTTAAATTTGTAGTTGTTGTATCTGCCATAATTCTTTCCTATGTTATGCTGCTTCTGACCAAGACGTTGACGGATCGGATTGGTCTGTCCAAGTTGTTGTGGTTACTGTTTGATCCGTATAATTGGTTGTCGTTACAGTATCATCTGCCCATTTTAAGCTACCAATCGCGGAAACACTAGATGTTTGTGCGATAGTTGCCGTACCAGAATATATTATACCACCAAGTGCAGTAAAACCACTTATCTGCTCTATGGTCGCTGATCCTGATGCAATAATTTCTGGTGTAGCTGTCATGCCTGACGTTTGTGCTAGTGTTGCTACACCTAATTTAACCAGTGTACCTGATGCAGTCATCGCGCTTGTTTGTGCTATGGTAGCTTCACCATCCAAGACAATAACGGCTGTTGCGCTTAACCCAGAGGTTTGTGCAAGCGTGGCTGTACCAAGTTTGACTATTTCTGCGGTTGCGGTTAATCCTGATGTTTGTGCAATCGTAGCTTGACCACGATCTATTTGTCTGCCAGTAGCGGTAAAACCAGAAGTCTGCGCCATAGTTGCAGTACCGAGTTTTACCACTTCGGCTGTTGCCGTTACCGCAGAGGTTTGCGCTATGGTACTTGCGCCTAGTTTAACTAAACGCCCACTTGCGGTTACGCCTGATGTTTGTGCTGATGTTGCAGATACAGCAAACGTCATTGAGCCAGATGCCGAAACACCTGACGTTTGCGCTATAGTAGCTGCTGCAACCTCATACTGAGGAGTACCATACGCAGCTATGCCATAGTTATAAACACCGTAACCAACGGAGGCCATTAATTAAGCCAAAGTAACGTCTAAGTCACCAGCATCGAATCTAAATACATCGCCACTTGCTACTGCCTTAGATGCAGATAACGCAGCCCAAGCCATTAAGTTGCCACTTGATGATGCGTCAAAAATACCTACATGGGTTACTGTACCCCAAGAACCTGTTGCAGTAACAAATTCCACTGCTGCGCCATTGGTTGCTGTAGTAGGTGAAGTTCCTGAAACTGTCATTGCAGCCATACTTTTTCTTGCGTATGAACCACCTGAACATTCAGTACCGCCACCAGTATCAGAAGGTGCTGCCGTAAATAAACCAACGTATAAAGTTCCTGGTGCTGTGTAAGCACTACCACCAAATACATGGTCTAATACTTTATCTTCTAAATAATCTGTAAATCCAGCCATTATTGTTTAACTCCTAATTTCTCATAAAATATGTTGTGTTGCGTGGCTTGCCGTAAGTTCTGCGTCTTTGTATTAAAGAGCCTTGACCAAAAGCAGCCTTTTCTTGTTGCATACGCATTTCTTCTAATGCTAATTCAAATTGCGCAGTAAACATTTGTACTCTATCATCTTCCATTAGATAAATAGAGGCTTGCTTCATTGCTCCATACAAATAAACATCTGGATGGTTTAATGAAACAAAGTTACTGGTGTTCGAGTCGCTTAACGCGCTGATTTTACCGTAATAAGTTAATTGTAATGTATATGAAGTGTCAGGGGTAGGGGCAAGTTCTAACGTGCCATCTACAATTGCAAAATACTTTGGCTGTCCTGAACTATTATTATTAGCTCGTCTAAATATATCTAATGATTCTATGGATTGTTGAAATAAAGGCGTAAAATCACCTGATGTAATTTCTACATTGATTACTTCCAACCAATCTGTAGGTAAAGTTAAGTATTGACCATCAGCAGTTGCTGTGGCTCTTTTAATCATATCTTTATCTCTCAGCTTACGGTTTAATTCTGCTTCCGTAGTATCAATAAAAATATCAATCTGTGAGGTAAGATCACTTCTATTTAAATAATTGGCGATCTGTGTTTTTAGTTCATCATACGTCATACTCTACCTTGCCATATTCTAAATAATTTATTATCTGGGTCGTTGAGCCATTTCTTCCATTGCTTTCTATCGTTAGCCCAACCTTCGCGTATTGCTTGTTGATATATTACCATAGGTACTTCAGCAACGTGTTTTAATTCTTTGCCTTGAGTGCCATAAGATAAATTCTTTACATTATC